TGCCAACCGTCATTGTATATAAGCCAGGATGCTACTGCTGTAGCTGTCTCTGGGTCTGTCCTTTTCTTTTTGATTTTAAGTTTAGGTTTAAGCCAAGTCCAAGTATTGTCATTAAACTGCCATAAACCTATGTCGTATGTACCGTCTTTATTAAGTCCTTTAGCGTATTTATTACCTCTGCTTTCACAATAAATAATCTTTAACGCCTGTATTTTGTCATCTGTTGTGTCAAAATATTTGTCAATTAATGGTTGCCATTCTTTAACATACTCAATCATATATACGTCATTACGACATTGGATATACTCAGTCAAGCTCTCCACGCTCACAGGCAATGTAACTGCGCAACTGAGTAATATACCAATCATAATTAGGCTTGTTGTCTAGATTTATGTAGACGTTTGCTTTTAGCCATCTCTTTACGTGTATCATTTGGTGTAGATATTACGTAGTATTTAAAGTGACCACGCTCTTTAGCTGGCATAGTAACAATGTCATACCCTTCTTCTCTAAGGTTAAACAATGTTCCACCAAATCGTGTACATCTTAAGTCAAATACAAATTCACTATTACTAATAGGTTCATTGTATCTTTCTGTTTCTAGTACGTATCTAATTAAGTTCTCTTTAGACTTAATGTAGCTAGGGATTTTCTTACCCCTAAATGATTTTACAATCATATTCCTCCTTATAATTCCATTGATAGATTCCACTCTTCTGGTAAATCAGAGTTGTCCATCCACCAACTTTTTCTCCACTTTCCACTATGTCCACCGCATATAGCAGGGTCATTTGTAGAACATACAAAGTCAGGGCTTTTGTCTGACTTCTTGTTGTTTCTGTTATCGTAAACCATTTGGCCACAATAAGGGCATTTTAAATCGTCACGATATGCTTTCTTTTCTTCCAATTTATTAACTACTTTCTCTACTACATTAGATATATCTGATACAGTAACAACATCAGCAGTTTCTAACGTTGTTATCTTGTCTTCCAAAGACATTTGGTCAAAGTCATTTGGTATCTTTGCCTCTAAAGTACCTGATAATTTTTCTAACATTCCAAGATATTTATCCAATTGCTCATCATTCCACTGTTCTTTATTGTCAGGGAACTTCTTAAGCTTGGCATAATCATTGGCTTTACCTATAACATTTCTACGTATGTCTGTATCTTTAATATGTTCAGTCATAGTAGCAACTGTTTGTGCTATGAATTGTATATCTTGTGCCATTAGAAAGGTGGTTCTTCTGTTTTAGCTTCTGTTTTAGGCTCTTCAGTATTACCACCATCAGCATTGAGTATGTCATCCATAATAGAGTTCATACGTTCAATGTCTTCTTTAGTAGGTTTGTTTTCTTTCTTACGCATATCAACTTTAGTAACCTCAACCATTGCGTCTTTTTCAGCCATCTCTTGTGTATAGCCATCAGGTGCAATAGTTGTAGCTTCTTCTTCTGATTGTACAGAACCAGACCATAGTTCTACACCTAAGCCAAACCTCATACAAGCTCTTTTGAATGCGTCTGACTCTGCGTCTTTAAGATTACTTCCATCGTTAAACTTTTCACTGTTTAACTTGAAAGTATCAACATCGCCAAAGCCAACGTAGCTACCCATACCTTCAATAGTTATGGTGCCTTTAGCTCCGACAATTCTTTTCTCTCCTTTGTGCATACCATAAACAGGTTCACACTCCCAGGAATATGACACATCACTATCACGTAGTCTTTCTACATAGTTAGCGTGTGGTACATAATCTCCAAACTTTCCAGCTGGTGCTTTTCGCACTAAGTTTTCTGGAAATGGAGATAGCAATTTCTTGGTATCTTTTACCATCATTCTCCTTTTCATATTCGTTGCAGGCCTTAATAACCCAAGAGGGGATAAGGCCGTCTGTTTATTCTTGTGTTAAAACTTCTAATTGAGTTACGCCACGTTCAATAGGTATAAACCTTATTCCTAGTTCGTCATTAATAACGAAGTAGGGTTGACTACCTATGCCAGCGTATTCAATTGCTATTGTCTTAACAGTAGAATTGACATTCTCTCTTGACATATCTATCCAATTATACTAGACATTATCTAAGTTAACAAGGTATTCAGCTGTTACTCCTGCACCATCTTTGCAAAATAACAACCATTGACAGGGTCTGCCCATACTTGCTAATTGTTCTAACGCATATGTGTTGTAGCTTTCTGTACTTCCATTAACCCATAACCTAATACCATTAAGGTACATTGTTGTAGGTGTATGAAAATGTCCTGCTATAGCCATATCAAATGGCTCCATCATACCGTTAGCTGCTAGTGTTTTCCATCCTTGTAACTTTTTACCGAAACCATACCAGGGAAATCCATTAAATCCTCTGACATTATCTCCGTGCCATAATAGAAACTTACAATTATCTCCAAGGTCTGCTATATCAAACCAATGATTATCGTTAGAACTATCTGGTATTGTCCATTTAATTCTTTTTTCGTCTCTATATATCATTGACATTATGCTTCCAAGCATTCTGTCTGCGTTACTATCTGGGTGATAATCTTTTCTTGACCTTCCACCAAGATGTCCGTGATTACCAATAACCCAATGAACATCTACTTCTGCAAAGTTTGCTAATAAGATATCAAAAAATTGCGTCATTATTCTAGGACCGTCTATCGTCACTTGTTTGTATAGTGAACTATCAATTAAGTGTGATTGTCCTGGGAATATTAACTCTCCTTCTATGATATCTCCTACTGCAAACACTGCACATTTGTTTACTGGGTGTGATTTACGTTGTAGATTTGCTAACTCTACTATCTTATGTGCGTATTCAATTACTCTTGCTTCAGCAATCTCTGAATTATATTCAGGTGTTACTTTAGCTAATTGTATATCAGATAAAACAGCTATTGCTATTTCTTCTTTCTTTGAACTTTTACTTAAGATAGGTTTAGGAATTTTAGGTTTATCCCACGTCCTTAAGTTAGTATCTACTGCTTGATATACTGCGTCTACCATATCTGCTTTTTTGTTTTTAGCTTTATCAAGTTGCTTTAAAAGATTTAGGTTATCTTTTTTTAGGTCTTGAATTTGCTTAGACTCAGCTTCAGCAAGCATTTCTTCTATGTTTATTTTTTTATTTGGCATTGTATAACTTTTCTAAATAGTTAGTCATTGCCGTGTCAGATATTCTAATATCAAAATTGTCTTTCAATATTCTTGTTAAAGTATATGATTTCATTTTGACATTATCTTCTGTGATTCTTTTTTTAACTGCTTCCCAAAACTCAGCGGCTTCAGGAGTAATTCTACTTTCTACGAAATTACCCCTGGAACCATACTGTGCTTCGTCCAACAGTTTATTTATGTCTACCATACAAAGTAGTATAGCAGAATATAAATTAATACAAATGAATTGAAGAGAAAGGTTGGCACTTACCCTGGGAAAGGAGGACCAGACCAGCCGCTAAACTGTGATGCCAACCTTGCCCTCATTATAACTGATTAAGTTCTAAAGCAAATCTCTTTACTTCATCTATATCAGCTAATCTAGTAATGCCAGACTTCCTCATAATCTGGTTACATTCTTTTAATAAGTTTGCACTGCTTGTATTATCTGCACCAAATACATACATATCTGATACCCATATACGTTTAGGTGCTTGTTGAGATAACCAACGTAGTGCTGGACCATCTACTAAGTTACCTCCACCTGTCCACTTATCTAGATATTCTTGATTAACACGCTTACCTTTGTCACCAATAATACGTAATGAACCTACATCATAGCTATATCTACTTCTTGATTTATTATTAGTTGAGTTATACATAGCTATTTTTACAGCAGGTAACATCTGCATTATTTCTAAAATGTCATCACCAGTAAAGTGCATAGAACCTGATGCGTCTATTAAGATAGTACCACCATAAGTACGTTGTCTTTGTTTAAAGACTTTCTTATCTACGCACCATCTATTCATATACTTAGGATTAACACCGTAATCCATAGGTCTATATTCTCTACCACCTTTGATTTTACCTTGAAGGTTTACAGATAATTCTGGTGTGTATATTTCCATACGACCCCATCTACCTGTCATATCATTGATGTCTGGTTCATAGTTCATATCTGAATCTGCTAATAGTGAAGCCATTTCATACTTAGTTTCAAGCATAGATTCTTCCAATGTTTTGTTGTCACTTTCGCCTTCGGCTTGTGACTTACTAGCATTGCGATTAGCAGATTGTTTTTGTTTAGCAGCTTCTTTAGCTTTACGTATTGATTCATAAACCTGTTCGTCTGTTGGACGTTCGCTAAAATCATCACGTAATTTGCTAAGTTCTTTTGCTACTTTACGAACCTTACGATAACTAACCGTAGCTGCGTAACTATGTCTGTTCTGTAGAATATTTCTATAGAATTTATTAGCTCTATTTAAAGCCCAATCTAATTGTGCTTTTCTATAACCAGTTAATTCTCCAGAGTCTTGCACTTCTTTACATAATTTTAAGAAGTTTTTATATTCTGGATTGTTAGCGTCACGATTCCAGTAGTAATGGTCTTTATCTGTTACGTGCCACATTTTAGACATAAGATAAGTAATAAGTTCATATTCTGAAAACTTATATATAGCTTCATAATCTAAACGTGTTACTTTTTCTGGACACATAACCCAGTCTTCTATCTCTAATCCTTTGCGACCTAATAAGTAATTGATTCTTACTTCTTCGCAAACTTCTACAGAGAATGAATCTTCGTTTTCACCAAGTTTACCTACAGTCATTGGTGACCATTTGACGTGACCTAGTTCGTGTCGTCTAATATATTTTGAGTGATTAATGCCACATTCTGTACATTCATTGTCTAAAGGTACGTGCATTTCTTTAGACATATTAGATGTACGTGGCTGGTCAGCGTCTTCAAAGATACGCCAACCAGCTTTACCAGATACTATCTCTGGGAATGGTGCATTAACGTGATTATTCTTCCTCATTGAGCTTACCTAAATCTTGTAGGTTTGCTTCATCTGATAATGTAATCGCGTCAAGAAGTTCTTCACCTCTTTCACCAAACACTAACATAGCTGCAATATTCTTTTCAACTTGTTTAGCAGTTAAATCAAAGAACTCTTTCCAGCTACGTATAGATAGTCTTGTGTCCATATCTTCTGATAAAGATGTATCAGATACAACTTTATGCCAAGACTTAGGAAAGATAGACAGTGCTTTAGGGTGAATTGTATCAACCTTAATCTTCACTGGGAACCTATCTTTCAATGCCATAGGCAAGCTATCTGGTTCTGAGTTGGTTGTTGCTATAACAGTAAAGCCTTCTTTAGGTCTTACTGTTTCTTTGTTGTCATTGTTAAGTGTCAATTGTGCAATTGCTTTGTCATCCATAATGGCGTGTAAGAATGTCATTGCGTCTGGTGATGCGTGGTCAATCTCGTTGACTACCAATCTACCACCTGTACGCCACGCTTGTATTGCAATACCATCGTGCCATTCAAAGCCACCTGCATTGTTAGGTTTATAAAAACCTTCCAAGTTTGCACTAGCTGTATCTTCTGTCATTGTTATCTGATACACATTAGGTTCTCCGTCCATATTGTATCCGATTTTATTTGTTGCAGCTGCATATGTTTTACCTGTACCTGGTGGCCCGTATAACAATATTCTGTCTGCGTTACCAATAGCGTTAGCTACTAAGTTCCAACAATCCATTAGATTGTCTCCTTTCTGTTAGGGATATATCTACAATAAATGCCTACATATCCATTATCTTTTTTACGTTGTTTAATTTCGAACTGACCTTTGTCTTTCAAGTGTCTGATATTTGATTGTGTCATACTCTCAATATTCTTTTTAACACCTGATATCCACTTATCAGATTCGCCAATTAAATACCACACTTCTGGTGTGGATAGTAAAGTTTGTACCTTTGCATCTGTTAGTAGTGTTGGTTGTTTACCGCTTCTACTTAAACCAGCTGCTGGTGGTTCTTCTCTAGTAATGTCATTGTTAACAATACCCATTACTCCTCCTCTTGATTAGCCCAATTTGCTACGTCAGATATAAATGCGTCTGACTTTTCTATAAACTGATTCTCCATATCTAGATGTATCATATCTTTGTTAGCTAATAGCAAGCAAGATATTGTTGTAGGTTCTGTATTAAACCATTGTCCAAACTGGTCTTTATTTATAAGAAAACCATACATATCTTCTAATAACTTAGATGTTAATTCTTCACCGTGTTCATCTTGCATATGTTGTGTAATGCTTGGCCAAGTAGCTGCTACTTCCATTTTACGTGTATCATCTAGTTGTTTAGCTTGTGCAATAGCACCTGTCATTGTGCTAGCACTAACAATGTAAGTAAATATAACTACTTCATTATCTTCTAACTCAGCCCAAGATAACATATTGTCTTCATTTTGATTAGCAGTATTGTTATGTTTATCTGCTTTATGATATGACATAGTTACTTCGTATTTATGTTGCGCCAACTTAGGTGCTTTTTGTATGTAAGCATTTCTACTCATTGTTCTTCTCCTTTCAAATTCTTATTGTATGCTTTTTCAATCTGATACTCTACAGCTTCAGACATCATTGCACACCATCCTTTGACTTTTTCATCAAGTCCTGAGTAATTATTCGCAGCATTTTTTAAATCATTAACAGTCCAGTTAATAACTTGTATAAGTTGCGAATGCGTCAAGCTTTCTAATTTGTCTTGCATATTCTCCTTTCAATTAGAAGGGCTGGTATGAACCCAGAAGGGAAAACCAGCCCGACTGTTACTTGTTATTTTTGATACGTTGTTTGTAAACGCGTTCATCAATAACTACATTGTCTGTATCTTTAAATGTCTTTTGCTTTGGTGCATTCGTATCCCCATACGTTATTACTGTTTTACCAAATGCTCTTGACACTGCAATTACAGGCAAACTTTTATGACCTATTGTAATTAGTTCATCATTTTCTGTTACATCTTTGGCATATCTAGATACACCGTGACTACAAGCTTGCATTATTCTTCTTCTTGTATTATTTCAACAGCTGCTCTATCAATAGATGCACGTTGGTCGTCTAATGATTTAGCCCAATTATTATCTAATTCAGCACGTTGCATTATTGGCATAGGATAATTACTTAACCCAGCATTATCAAACTCAACATCCCAAACATTTTTAATAGTTAAGTTATATTTATTTGCTATATCATCAAGCAATAAAAATGGTTCACCCCAAGCTGACTCAAAGTTAAGTACTAATGTTGTTTCAGTTTCTTTAAGGATTTCTGTATTACAGTCACCCCATTTAGTACCCCAGTTTTTATATTGCCAATCAATGCTATCCATAGCACCTGTTAGTTTAAGTATTTTTGAATACTCTTCTTCTGTTACACCTGTTGGGTTGCCTTCTTTATCTTCACGCCACAATTTATATCTTTTATTATCAATAGTTCTTGACCCACTATGTATACCATTAAATATATTTGGTGTGTCATTAACATTTGTCAATGATATTGTGTCGTCTTCATTTGTAATTACTTCACGTAGTTCTTTTAAAGCTTCAGAACTACCTGTAATTTCTACTGTATTGTCTGTCCAATTTGGCATATATATCTCCTCTCTAAAATACCGTTACGAACATATCACATTCTTTGCAGTAATATTCATTATTATTTGTATCATCTACAATTAATTTTTTACCGCAATTTTCGTGAAAATAATCTTCCATCATAGGATTTAAATTAATATTTGTTTCAAGATTTCTTAAGTCTTGTTTAATTTTATAATCCCAATAGATATCTTTAACTTTCCATTTAAGATATTTAAACATACTCTCCTTTCTTTAGATAGCTTGATACCTACGTTCAGTTACTGGTGCAACAGGGCAGTTAAACCAGTTCTTACTAATAGATATCAAGCTACCTACAGTTGTTGATTGGGTTGTGTTGAGAGATAAACACTGCTGTAGATAGCTCATCATTATACTGGGCTGTATAATATTATTCTTCTTCTTGTAACTTTTGTACCCATTCCTCTCTAGTAACACCAGTTAAAGCAATCTTTAATGATTTAAATAATCCTAATATCTCATTAAAGTATTGGTCTTCAAGAGTGTTACTTCCTCTACCTTCAGTATAAAAGGTTACATTAAATAAGTCACCCCAATTATGTATAATTGTGATACGCATATCTTCTTTGTGATAATTTTTAAACTCTAAAGTTAAACCACCACGTTGATATTTTTCACCTTCTTGATGTTCAGTAACTTTGCATTGATTATAATCAAAACCTACTTCTTCTGCGTATGCTTTGATTGCGTCTGCACTATCTGTGTACATTCTCATTCAAGTATCTCCTTTGCTAATTCATTAATTTCCATCATCATTGTGACAACTTCATCTGGAACATCTTCGTTTTCGTTAACGAAATCAGTAAATCCTTCACGAATATGGTCATTAGCCATTGACATAGCTAAAAATTTATTCATAAATTCATCATTATCTTTACTTAATTCATCAACAATAAGTGTTACCACTTGTAATATATATTTAATTTGTTCTTCCACTATTCCTCCTCTATAGCAGTATCTAGTAAGTATTGTGTTAATTCATCAAATGTTTCGCTAAGACATTCTTCAGTAACTGTTTCTGTATAAGGTAATGTATCACTACCTGAATATTCAACATACTCATCTTGAAATGGATAATCATATGTTATTTCATATCCATCTTCGCTTTTAATTACATCCCATTGTAATGAGATATTATCTAATGTCATTAAAAACTTAATACCGCCCAGCTTATTAACTTCCCCTGGTGTTTTAATAACTAAATCAGATACTGCGTGGTTTTTTAATACATTAGGTATCATATCTAATATATCTCCAGCCACTTCAGTTGTTATTTCACTACTCATTATTCTCCTTTCAACGCGTAGTAGGCCCATTCGAACCCGTGTGGGAAGAAGGGCCGTCTAAATTAGTTGAACTTAAACAAGTTCTTTATTATATTTTTATATGTCCATTTACTTTGTCTATCGTGTATATCTTTTTTAGATAGCCATAGTAATTCTTTCCATTCATATTTAATTAATTTAGGATTTCTAAACAATACAATTAACAACGTCACAATGTTTACACGTTCCCAACGTGGATGTCCAAACCAAAAACCTGGTTCTCTACCACTATGAGATGTTGAACCATAGTTGTTATATCCATAAATTAAATTAAATACTTTATGTGCGTGTTTATGACATAATATAATTTCATTATCATTTTCATTTTCCATTGCTAAGTTGTCTTTAAAATCACCATATGAACCGTACCATTGTAACCATAAGTTACCTTCATTATGTTCATCAGCTTCAACTTTACAATTTCTATAATTACACAACATATTCCTCCTCTATTTGTGATAATTGATATTGTTCACAAGATACGCATAGCAATTTAGATAGTCTTGTTATACGTTCATTAAGCATTTCTATTTCACAATACTCTACAAATGTAGACTCTTTATGTCCACATCTAAATGGTATATCAACTGTTTGAAAATGTTTATGAGTATGTATATGATACTCACCATTGTATGGATTAAGTATTTGTTGTCTAGTAGCCATATCTCTCCTTCGTCTTTAATTGTAGCTAATCTATGCTTTGCAATAAAAAAAAGGCTATAGAGTGCCATAAGGGGCTGACACTCTACAACCTAGTTTAGCTTTAGTAAGTAAAATCTCCTTCAGCTTTTGTTGGTGCATTCCATATATCTGTAATGACTAACTCATTTTGATATATAGTTTGTCCATTCTTTTGATAGTTGTTAGCTTGAACTTTACATTCAACCATTAATCTACCGAATGGTCTAACTTTACCTTCAGTATGATTTGCTTCAAAGAACTCACTAATTTTCTCAACAAGTTCTTCTCCATAAGCTACTGCATTTAATGATGCTTGCTTATTATCTCTACCATCAAAGATAAATTTAAGACCATTCATAAATTTATCTCCAGTTTTTGATGCAACTCCAATGTTTGGACTTCCATCTTTTGTTAATGTAGTCAACGCACCCGTTGCTACGATTGTATTCACTTTTTCAAGTGAGTTTGGATAATTTGATAACACCGTATCTCCTTTCATTTTATCCGTTTTTTTATTGGCGTTCCAGCGAACCCAGGCGGGAAGCGGAACGTCAAAGCTTAAATCCCAACACTCATTACATAAAGTGCCGTTTAGTGTTTTTGTTTTATGTTTCCGTTTACATTTTGGACACATATTTTCTCCTTTCATAAACACTTATGAGAACTTGATACAACTTCAAAACCATTGCGCTAAATGGTGTTGCTCCTTTCAAGTTCTCTTAACTATTTACATTATTTATTTTGGTCGTCTAACTCTGCAAAATAACTAATAGCGTCATTACGCAATAAAACTTGTTGTTTATTAACTAACTTATCTAAGCCAACCTTACTTAATTCTGCACCTTCATCGCTATTAATAACTTCTAAAGCTAACAATGAATTTACTGCTTTATGTAATGCTTCTATGTTATCCATTAATTTATCGTTCATATTAATAATTTCCTTCTGCTTTATCATCTAACATTAAATCGTTACATAATCTAGCTACTTCTATATAATTCCAACCAACGTGTGCAGATTTCCAATCATCTTTATAATAATTATCAAACGCACTAATCATTTGTTTTAATTCATATACTTTCATTGATAGTTCCCTTCTACTTCACAATTTGGACAATAATCATAATCTAATTCATTTATCCAATGACCATACTTACATTCTATATCCATTTATCCTCCTTAATAAATAATATATAAATAATCATAGTGGAAAGATAATCCCCCAAAGGACCGAAAGGGGAAGGCAGACAAGAGATTATTTCGTCTTTATTTTGTTACCACTATATTGAAATTAAAAAAAAACCTAAGGGCTAGCTATCTAACTAACCCTTAGGCTTCATTGATTATATGAGTGAAGTGATATCTACACCAGCATTAACTAAAGCTTTAAATCCACATTTTCTATGAATATTAAGAGACTTTGTATTAGGTGTTCTATAACCTTTATCATTAGTTGAATTACTCCAGCTTTTCACAACGCTAAACTTACCATCTTTAACGCCACTTCCACCATCTGCATAATCAATAACTTCCATTACTTCATCACATATTTCACAATTATTCACATTAACCTCCTTTAACTACATAATATAAATAATCATAGAAAGATATATATACCCCCATTTAAACGAACAGGGGATGTAAGCAATGACATTTTTTTTTATTATATTTAATAACACTTAACTGGAAGTAATCTAGTCCATATAACTTCATATTGTCTTACATTTCTACATATGAACCTTTGACTAGCACATCTTAACTTAAGGTCCTTTTATTTTAAACGTATGTAGTAAAAAATATGTTGGTAATCTGTCTGGATACTGTATGGTGGCTATTTAGGGCGTAGCGGGCTATACAGAAATAGTCAATGTTTGATTGAAGTTTTTCTAAAGTTCTTGAGTACTCAGTTTGCCTTTCTAGTGTACTGTATTACCAGTCCTGAGCTTTCTGCCTCCCGATGGCACCTTTACTTGTGACTATTTACTAACCTTCAATGTTTGTAATTCAACTAAATATATCATATAATTCAATCTATGCAACAATCTATGTATAATTAGTTTTATGACCGAAAAAAAAGCAACACGAGTTATATGCGCAGCTAAAGGATGTAGGAAACGATTAAAGGGCAAACAACGCAGATTCTGCTCTACTCAATGTAATAAAAGAACCTGGGCGCAAACAAAATCACACAACGACAAGATTACAGAAAAACCAATTAACAATCATTTAAAGCTAGACGATGGCGAATTATCTATGGTCAGACGAGGCACACACTATGATTTATTCTGCGAAAAATACGCGGAGGACCTAGCAGACGGCACCCTCACTGCTAAAGAAGTAGCCATAGACATAGGTACATCAGCAGCGCAAGTATCCAGAATGATGGCAGCATACAAAATAGATACAAAGAATGCAATTGCAGCAGAAGATTGGGAAGTAAACGAAGCAGCGTTAGCTGCATTAGAAAATTTTTCTAGCTTCCGCGATAAATACTTTCGTACAGAAACGGGGGAAAAGTACGAAACAGCAGACTTTCATATGAACTGGATAAATAACATAATAGATTCAATTGAACACGGTAAAGAATTAATTATATTATCGCCACCGCGACACGGCAAAACAGAGTTATTAATACACTTTGCTGTATATCA